CCCAAGGTACTCTGTTCAGATCCCTGCTCTGATGTGCACGTCAACAGGTTATGGGGAACAAACCATAAGTAAAAATCGTAGAAATGTTTCATTCTTATTAAATGGGAAAGAGATGCCCGAAGTTTTTAAGTTTCCTTCATAAAAACTTAACGAGAGTGGTACTAACGCGTGAAAATAGTACTCATTGGGAATCGGTTTGGAATATCCTCCTCTCCCCCAAGTATAAGGATTGACTTTTTTAAAGGGGATGCCCAGCAGGTTTTTGAAAAAGAAAAACCGATGTAACTACTCACCAGTAATCTCAAGGTGGGGAAATTTGGGGGTGTAGCTCAATTGGCTGAGCGGCTCGTTTGCAACGAGAGGGTTTTATGTGGGTTCAAGTCCCACCTCCTCCACAAAGTTCGGAGTAATTAACCGAACCTAACAAGAAGATGGGTCATATAGCCTAAGGAAATTTGGTACCACTAATTCCTGTCTGTCTTCTTGATTAACTACTTATGGTGTAAATTGGATTGCACATCGGTCACTAAGGCCGAAGGGTTGTAGGTTCAAGTCCTATGGGTAGTTCAAATAGTCAGGTGGCGAGAGGAACACGCCCCGAAAGTGGAGAGTAACAATACCAACGGGACTCACGGAGATACTGCGTCCACTGCTGATGGTATCTATCACCGGTTTAAATCCGGTCCTGACTACATGAAGGTAAAAATATGAAACTTGGTAGTTCTTGTGGATTATGATTACCCTGAATGTTTTTACAACTTTCATTCAGAAACCAAAAAATAAATGTTGTTGCAGGTTTAATAAAGGAATGGAGGAAAGTCTAACTAACGAGTACTTCATAACCTACTGTATAAAATAGTCAGGTGGCGGAATTGGAAGACGCTATCCATTGGAAAGGCTGAGTTAAAAACGGCATTCAAGGTTCAAATCCTTGCCTGACTACAATCAGTTGCTTGATTCCTGGTAGTAGAGTAACAACCATTGGGATATTCGGGAAAATTCCGTGAATGGTGGTGTAAGATATAAAAGGGAAACTTACAATGGTGGAGTACCAAAGACAAAGGAAACGAGACATATGGGTGATCATATGTTGGCGCAAATCTCCACCTTTTTAAATTAAAAAATTATGACACTAAAAGAACAAATTAATGCCGACTTTATGTCCGCATTTAAGAACAAAGAAATGGATAAGAAAAACTTCCTTGGAGTTGTTAAAGGTGAAATCCAAAATGAAGAAGGAAGGAGTGGGACCGTAACTGATGAGGTTGTTTTGTCCATCTTAAAGAAAATAAACCACCCATCGGCTAAAGACCAATGGGTTTTGTAGGATTAATCCTAACTGGGTGGTTTATAACACCGCTTACATCCGTAAGAGATAAATCTCCATCAGATTTACTTTTATATTTTCTTAATATATTACAAGCACCATTCACATCAGCATTAATTAATTTACCTTTTTTTGTTCTAAATAAACCTCGTTTAATGCGTTTACCTAAATATTCTTCGTGTTTCTCTATTTTTTCCAAATCCAACGACGAACATTTTGATGTGTATGATTCTTCCTGTAGAACATAATTAATTCCGTAATATTCACATTTTGTTTCTAATTTTCTTTTTAAAATACCAAATGGTACCGAAACAAAGTTCTGATTATTTACTTTACCGATATTAATTTCATTTTTCATACCTTTAAAATCACCTATAACTATTGTACCAATATCGTTATTAATACAATATTTAACTATTTTATTCACACTCTGATTAAAGTAGTTATTTATATAATTTTTTCTATATTCACTTAATTTAATAAATTTTTTTGTGTTTTTATCTTTTAATTTATTTTTTTCATATTCACTTTGTAATCTAGCTTTTTCTTTATTGTAATGATGGTTTACAGATTTAAGTGGTTTACCATCTATAATAAATGATGATTTATTTTTAGTGTTATAAGATGTCAAAAGATTATCCAATCCACAATCAATACTTAATATATTATTATGGTTTAATTTCTTTACATTATCTTCAGCAACATATGTTATAATTAACTCATACTCTTTACCACCATAAATGGGTTTAATCTGTAATTGTTGTAATTTATTGGTTTTAATATTTTTCGGTAGGTTAAATATGATATCACGTTTTAATACATTATATTCTTCTCTAAATTGTTTACTAAGACCCATATATATTTTACCATTTTTAACCCTAGAACTTCTACCGGCAACTAATACTGACCACCCAGAATCCTTATCTAAATAAGATGGGACATTAACCGGATTAGAGTACTTACCTTTTTGTTTTAATTTAAGTAATGAGAAAAATGATTTAAAATTTCTATCAACTAACCTATGTGTTTGTTGTGCGGAGTCTGTTATAAGTAATTTATAGTTCACATCATCTTTAATTAAATGATATTGATCAACATAATTTAAATAAGAATTATTATTAAAGTAATACTGTCTAATGTTATAAACACAACTATTATATAAACGAGCAGAATGATATGATAACTTATCTATAATAAATTTTTCATCTTCATTCAATTTAAGTTTATATTTTTGTGTTAACATCATAATCTCCTATATATAAATATAGGGAAAGTGTGAAAAAACTTGTTTTATATAAAAAAAATATTATATTTTAATCATTAACTAAAACATAAAGAAGGAAAAGTGATTCGTTTCCTCCCACAAACTAAAGATTTGTGGGTTTCCACGAATTAAAAATTATGAATAACATTGGTCAAATAATGGGTGAGTTCAACAAACATTACAAAGGTTTGGTTGATAACAAACTGGTGAGTCAAATAACAAAGGAGATTTTAAATTAATATATTGTTTTTGTTTAATTAAAAAAGGAGACCAAATTAATGATCTCCTTTTTTTTTGATATTAACTAAGTTGATTAGTTTGTACCTTTTTCACCGTAAACAAGGATTTTATTTCCTGTTAATGGTGGAACTGTAAACGTAACAACTGTTCCGTCAAATGTATAGTCTTCAGTCTCTGTTTGACCAAGACCATTCAACATCACAAGTTCAGTTCCAATGATGATTTCATCATTCAAAGTGAACGCTGAGATTACACCATTTGGAGTTCCAGCATATCCAATTCTTTGGAATGAATTTGTATCCAGACCAGCAATCGCATCATCAACATATAGTTTTGTAACCAACGTTAAATCATCAAACTGAGTCAATCCAGATGGTTGAGCTGTCAATCTAATATTATCAGACATTGTTAAACCTGTTGTATAGAACTCAGCAAGGTTTGATCTGTTGTTGTTATCAGCACCATTACCAATAATTGCAAGTTGAGTGTCACCAGATACGTTAAATGTTCCTTGAACGTGTTGTGCTCTACCTGCTGCAATTGTTCCTTCACCTTCAGCATGCGAATAATATCCTGATGCTGTTGTTTGATAACCTTCAGCGTGAGAACCAGGTCCAGATGCTGTTGTCGCTTGTCCTTCAGCGTGAGAATATAATCCAGATGCGATTGTTGAAGCACCTTCAGCGTGAGAATATAATCCAGATGCCGTTGTATTATAACCTTCAGCGTGAGAATAATATCCAGATGCCGTTGTTAAATATCCTTCAGCGTGAGAATAATTTCCTAATGCCGTTGTTGCATAACCTTCAGCGTGAGACATATCACCAACAGAAGTTGTATTAAATCCTTCAGCGTGAGAACCAACACCAATTGCATAACCTCCAGCAAAATCATTAGCTTGATCTCCACCTTCTGCGTGAGAGTTAACACCTTCAGCTATTGTTTTGTATCCTTCAGCGTGAGAAGCATATCCTGATGCCGTTGTTGTATTACCTTCAGCGTGAGAAACATATCCGGACGCCGTTGTTGATCTACCTTCAGCGTGAGAATAATTTCCAGATGCCGTTGTGTAATAACCTTCAGCGTGAGAACCTAAACCAACAGAAGTCGTCTGAATACCTTCAGCGTGAGAACCATACCCGGAGGCTGTTGTAGATGAACCTTCAGCGTGAGAATAATTTCCAGATGCAGTTGTAGAATTACCTTCAGCGTGAGAACTTTGACCCAATGCCGTTGTGTAATTACCTTCAGCGTGAGAATAATTTCCAGATGCCGTTGTCTGAATACCTTCGGCGTGAGAAGCACTACCTATAGCTACTGAGTAATTACCTTCAGCGTGAGAACCATTACCAACAGAAGTTGTCTGAATACCTTCAGCGTGTGAACTTTGACCCAATGCCGTTGTTCCAATACCTTCAGCATGAGAATAATATGCGGATGCTGTCGTTAAAGAACCTTCAACGTGAGAATGATATCCAGATGCCGTTGTTAATCTACCCTCAGCGTGAGAATAATTTCCAGATGCCGTTGTTCCTTCACCTTCAGCGTGAGAATAATTTCCAGACGCAACGGTATTATAACCTGACGCAGTTGAATTTAAACCACTTGCCGTTGAACCAGTTGTTCCAAGAACGATTGAACCCTCAAATGTTCTGGTACCACCACTATTTGCTGCAACAACTTGTTTTAACTCAAGTTTGTTATCACCATTTACAATTACGGTAACACCATCAGCATCAGCAAGACCATCAATTTCATTTTCTAATGATGTGTCAGCACTTGCTCTTACACTTTCTTCAGTTGAAACTCTTGAATCCAATGATCCTTCCGCACTTTCTGCTCTTGAAGTTTCAGAAGAAACTTTTGAATCTAATGAGCCTTCAGCAGATTCTGCTCTTGAAGTTTCCGTAGAAACTTTTGAATCTAATGAACCTTCAGCTGACTCAGCTCTACTAACTTCTTGAGAAATTAAAGCTTCAAGTGAATCGTCACCTGATTCGTTACTTGAAATTCTCGCAGATAATGAATCTTCAGCTGACTCCGCTCTTGAAGTTTCTGTAGATACTTTACTGTCTAAAGAACTATCAGCAGATTCTCTGTTTGAAACCTCAGTAGAAATATCAGATGAAATCTTAGAATCCAATGAACCTTCAACACTTTCAGCTCTTGACGTTTCGTTAGAAACTTTTGAATCTAATGAAGTTTCAGCTGAATCTCTTTTACTTTCTTCAGTTGAAATTCTGGACTCAAGCGAATCTTCAGTACTTTCCGCTCTTGATGTTTCTGTAGAAACTTTTGAATCCAAAGAACCTTCAGCGGATTCCGCTCTACTAACTTCTTGAGAAATTAAAGCTTCAAGTGAATCATCACCAGATTCGTTTTGAGAAATTCTAGCAGATAATGAATCTTCAGCAGATTCTGCTCTACTTGTTTCAGAAGATACTTTACTGTCTAATGAACCTTCAGCAGATTCTGCTCTTGAAATCTCGTTAGAAACTTTTGAATCCAATGAACCTTCAGTAGATTCTGCCCTTGAAGTCTCGTTAGAAACTTTTGAATCTAATGATCCTTCAGCACTTTCAGCTCTACTTGTTTCGTTAGAAACTTTTGAATCCAAAGAACTATCAGCAGATTCTCTGTTTGAAGTTTCAGAAGAAACTTTTGAATCCAAAGAACTATCAGCAGATGCTCTGTTACTTTCTTCAGTAGATACTCTAGAATCTAATGAACCTTCAGCAGATTCTGCTCTTGATGTTTCTTGAGAAATCAACGCTTCCAATGAATCATCACCTGATTCGTTACTTGAAATTCTTGCAGATAATGAATCTTCAGCAGACTCAGCTCTACTTGTTTCGTTAGAAACTTTTGCATCCAATGAATCGTCACCAGAAACTCTGTTTGAAATCTCAGCAGAAATTTCAGAAGAAATTTTTGAATCTAATGATCCTTCAGCACTTTCAGCTCTTGAAGTTTCAGTTGAAACTTTTGCATCCAATGAATCGTCAGCAGATTCTCTTGTACTTTCTTCAACAGATACTCTGTCGGTTAATGAGCCTTCAGCCGATTCGGCTCTTGATACTTCAGACGATAAGTCTGCTTCAAGAGAATCATTACCTGATACTCTGTTTGAGATTTCAGTTGAAATCTCGGATGAAATTTTGTTATCCAATGAACCTTCAGCTGATGTTGCTCTGGACGTTTCATTTGATACTTTCGCATCCAATGAAGCATCACCAGAGATTCTGCTAGAATCCTGACTGGATAAGGTTGAACTTAACTCCGCGATATCCGTAATTGTTAAACCGGATGGAGTTAAAATCGTTGCGTTCGTCAGCAATAAGTCGGACTGACGGTCTAATACAATTTTAGTTTCTGCCATTTTTTAATTTTTAAAATGATAGTTTATTCTGTATCTCTTTATACAGCATGTTTTTCTGGATACGTATATACATACGGATATGTGATATGTGATATTGGATATGTGATATAGATACTAGTTACCCGCATCCCTGCCGATACATTATATAAATATGCGGTACTTTACAAAAAGTCACTAATTGTTTAATTTTTTTTTAAAAAAAATAAAAAAATGAGTTTTTTGTTGTTAATATCATTTATTTCAATTATATTTGTTGTCAGAAAAAAGAAATAAGGTCAGAAGCGTAATGCGGGACGGTACCCAAACCCTCAAGACACCACGGTCCAAGAGCAATTTGGACGCGAGAAGTTATAAGGTTGCATATTGTTGGTTCAAATCCAACTCTGACCTCAAAAAAATTAAAATAAGATGAAAGAAAAACATCAAGAAGCCATTGATGAAATTATGGATTGGTTTGACTTTGAAAGAGTTGTCAAAGTAATGGAGTTTTTAAACTGGAAGTGGATTACCGCCGAAGAAGGTGTACCCAGTATTGGTGAAATCAAAAAAACGGCCAGACGATTATTAAAAGAAGCGATTAAAAAGAAAACATCAATTGCAACCGGAGGATTCAAGGTGACTTATTTACCAAAAGAAGATTTTTTACATCTTGAATTTGTTATTAGTGAGTTTGATGCTGTAATCAAAAAGTAACCACTTGACTTATTAAATATTGTTTGTTATAATTATATAGAAAGTCAGTTAGCTCAACTGGTAGAGCAATCCCCAACCCTAAGAAGGGGACGTGCCGTAGGTTCAAGTCCTTCACTGACTTCACTTTTTCAATAAGGGGATGCCCGGCAGGTTTTTCAACTGGAAAAAACCGATATGACTACTCCTCGTTATCTTTAAGAGGGGGTGATATAGATACAAAAAAAGGGACTTTATTGTCCCTTTTTTTTGTTAGATACTTAATAACATATCCATTAATTCTTGTTGTGGAAACATATCCACCTTGTCACGTCTTGTATTTGTGTGGGTATACATTCCCTTAACTCTACCATAATAAGCATTCTCATTAAATTCAAAACCACCAGCACCATTCTTTCTTATTTCCTCAATCAACCCCTTTCTTACATCAATGTTATCTCTATTTGCAATAAATAAGATAAGATCTTTTAATACTTCCAACTGAGTGTCAGAATATCTATGCCAGGTTTTATGACCTCTAAATGGTTTATCCAATGTGGTAACGTGAGATTCAATTACTTCACCACCACCGTAGTTATAGAATTTATTGGCATCTTTTGCTACCCAGGTTTTTCCCTTTCTATAACCACCTTTAGTTACATAACCATAATTACATACTTCAATACCAACGGAACATTTGTGCATATGCATTGAACCGTTATCACCCAAATGCCAACCATAACCACCATCCGGTATACATTTAACTATTTCACCATCATATTGGTCGTTCTTTCCGTTACAAGCAGGACCACCCAATACAAACTCAGTTGCGATTCTACCTCTGGTGTCCTTTGCCCACATATCAACCACTTGGTATGGGTTTGGTCCACCGGCCGTGTGATGCAAGAACAAATATTCTTTATCTGTTGGTCCGGCCAAATATTCATCCTTTGGTAAAAAATATTGTTTGAATGACAATGTTTCGTTGTCTGAATTAAATTGTTCATTTAGATCAGTTGTTGCAAGTCCCATCGCTTCCCAAGTTTTTGGTCCAACAATTCCATCATCTTTTAACTTATTTTCTTTTTGCCATTTTTTAACGGCCGCTTCGGTTTTTGGTCCAAAGTCACCATCATCACTAAGTTTTAAAAATCTTTGCAAGATTTTCACATTTTCTCCTTTACTTCCAAGTTTTAAAATCATCTTATTTGTTTTTTTGTTTTTTATTTTCTAAATAAATATATATTTATATGTAAATAAACTTTTAAAATTTAGAATTATGAATTTTACAAGAGAGCAAGTTTTGGGTATTGTTAGACACGTATTAACCTTCGCTGGTGGTATTGTAGTAGCCAAAGGAATTGCAGATGAAGCAACTGTAACTGAAGTTATCGGTGGTGTGATTACATTAATCGGTGCTATTTGGTCAATCGTTGCAAAAAAATAATTTTATTTAATTTTTTTAAATTTCCCCTTCTTAACCGGAGGGGTTTTTAATTTAACAGATATTTATTAATTAAAACAAAAATTATGGGAGATTACGTGGGAATTGTTGTTGCTTTTATTACTGGTGTTTTGGGTCCGTTATCAGTAATTTATTTAAAAAACTATTTGGACAAAAGAAAAAAGAAACCAGATATGGTTCACGACACATTAAGAGTTAGTGAATTAATTAATCAAAAAATTGAACATATCAAAGAGGAGTTTGATGCTGATAGGGTGTGGGTAACACAATTTCACAACGGAGGTAACTTCTACCCAACCGGAAAATCAATGGCGAAATTCTCAATTATGTATGAAACTGTAACTGCCGGAGTTAATTCAGTACAATCAAACTTTCATAATATTCCGGTAAATTTATTCTCAAAATCAATTAATGAACTATTGCAAAATGATGTCATTGAAATTGCGGATTTTAAAGATGATTCAATTGCGACCTTTGGTTTAAAGTATATCGCCGAAGAATCAGGTTGTCAATCAGGTTATTTATTTGCAATTAAAACAATTGATGAAAGATTCATCGGTACCTTGGGACTTGATTATACAAAGAAAAAAATAAAACTTGACATTGAATCAATTAATCATTTAATGGTTCACGCTTCTTCAATCGGTGGTGTTTTAATTTCACACTTGGAACAATGAGAAAAAGTCTAATTATTGAACGACTTATTAAAAAAATCAAAAACAAATTAATTTCTGAAAGAAAATCAGATCAACTATCATTATATATCTCAAGATTAATTATTAATCAATTTAAAAAGAAAGAAGATTTTCAACTTGAGGATCTTGAGTTTGAGAGGGGTGATGAATATGCCTTATTTAATTTATATTGTTATTTTATTGAAGATGAAAATCTAAACGAACCGTTCTCAATCAGAGCTGAGGCCGATATGGAAACAATGGAAATTGAAATAACATTCAACCCAAGTTATTTTCCGGATGTTATGCAAGATTTGGTTGGTGAAGTCAAGGAAACGGTTGAACATGAACTTGAACATATTGAACAACAAAACTTTGAGGATGTTGAATTGGCGGATAAAAGTACCGGTGAAGATTTTGTTGAATATTTAACATCAGACAAAGAAGTCCCAGCGTTTGTTAGAGGATTAATCAAAAGGGCAAAAACCAAAAAGATTTCATTGAACAAAGCAATGAACGAATGGTTTAATGAAAATTTCAGACAATTTAACGACCCTTCAACTGAATGGCCAATGGTTAAAGATGTGTGGATGGAATATGCCACCGAAATGCGAGAAAAAGAAAAAATCAAAAAATTTAATTAATTATTTTTTTAATTGAAAAAAAGTTCTTATATTTGTCCTTATATATAAATAAGGATATGACAAAGTTTGAATTGTGGCTCAAACGCCAATACAAGAGATTAAAGGTTAAATATTATATTTGGGAAAGAGGAAAGAGTTGGTTTAAAGCACCGGAGGATAAAACCGGTTATGAAAAAATAACTTGTTCAATTGTTAGACAATTGGTTAACCACCCAGATTCCAAATTCACAATGGCACCATTGTCCGGAAAAAGATATATTGTCAACAAAACCCTTGATATCTTTTTAATCATTGAAGGAAGCAAAGTTGAAATCACAAACCATGTTTATCATTATGTGACAACATTGGGTGAGAGGGACATTGAAAAAATCACCACACATTATGATAGGAAAGTTGAAAATCAACGAATCAGTCACGAAGAACAAATTAAATCACAAATATCCAATACCCTACAATCAATTTATGACAAAATCACAATCCAATCTGAAAATTAAAACATCAAAGGGTTTCGGTCAATTACATAATATATATGTTTCCGAACTTGGATTTTTGATGGTGAAAATTGAATATGACAACGGAACTTTTGTTGGTTATAACCTGGGCAAGTTTGACCCAGAAAATAATATAATAACAAACGAATTATTCAAAGATGAACTCATTGGATCTCCACGGGATTAAACATATTGAAGTTCAAAAACTTGTTGACAATTTTATTTGGGAAAATATGCAAAAAAAGATAAATGAGGTTGAAATCATAACCGGAATATCGGACCAGATGAAAGATATTGTTAAACAAACCGTTGAGGATTATAAAATGGAATGTACGGTGGATCCATTGAATGTTGGTAAATTAATTATAAAATTAAAATGAAAGAACTAAACGAAGAACAATTATTGAAATTATGTGAGATTGAACTCAAAAAAATGAAAAACCATAACATATCTTGTTTAATTTTTTCAATTATAATATTCGTCCAAGCTTTTTTGTTGTTGTTTGGTTATTTACCAATCACAATCTATCTTATAATACTTGGAATTATTATGTTGTTATATTATTTCCACGATTGGAAATTCAAAAAAGCTGACAAAAAACTTAAAGAAATTTTGGAAGAATTGGACAATAGAGTTTGATTATTAAAAAATGATTTTGTAACTTTGTTTTAAAATATAAAAAATGACAGAAAGAGAATTAATATTATTGGGTTTCCAAAAGGAAGAAATTAATGAATTTGAAGGCGACGATTCCTATTATTATGTATTGGACATCGCAAATGGACTGACCTTCATTACACCAACAAATGAAGAAATTAAAGATGAGAATTGGTATGTTGAGGCGTTTAACACGGATCCATTGATTAGATTTTACGAGTTCGGTGAAGTCCAAGCGTTGATTAACACACTAACAAAAGCGATAGTAAAATGATATATAATTTTTTTAGAATGTTTGTTCTGTTGACTATTGGTGCATTTTTCATTATAGTTGCTGGTACATATTCATTAACCGAAATAATAAAACCAAATGGAAAGTAAAAAAGTAATGTATGAGAGTCTATTAAACCAACATAGGCAAGTCTCAAACCAAATCAGTGAAATCAAAGCAAGGAATTTTGAACCAACGGAACAAGATAAAAAAGAAATCCAAGCTCTTGAATTAAGATTAATCAGTATTATGAACCAAATGCAAAGTTTGTTTTAAGATGAACAAAATACCAACACATGATCCTTACACCGGTGAACTTAATCCTTATTATGAGGAATTAACCGGTGAAAGAAATCCTTTATCGCCAGAAATTGAAGAAACCTCACCAACGTTTGATTTAAAACAGTTGGTTGGAAAGGAATTTAGATATAATGGTAAATACGGACTATCAACTTGGACGGATGTTGTTAAAAACATTGAGGTCATTCACGGTATTGAAACAAACCTCCAACTTCCAATTAAACCATTGAAGGATGGTGAAGGACAAAAACCATTTAAGCTATACGGATATAAGTATTATTTGCAAGTTAGGTCAACCAGGGGTAATCATTTGTATGACTTCAGTGATTGTGTTTTTTTAGATTAGTAACCAAATAAAAACAATATATGGAATATTTTAAATTATTTTTGAAGTGGCTCGGGTTAATAACGATGATTTCACTTTTTGCGGATTATGTTATAAGTAGAGAAGTTAACGGGTTCATCCAACTTTTAGGTATCGTCGGGTTGGTTGGGATCTTTATGTATTTAGCAGGCGAAACATTAAATAAATTAACAAACAAAAAATGATTGGAACATTAATCGTCCTAGCAGGACTAGTAATCGCCGGTTTTACGGCATTTAAAACAAGTGGTAATATGTATGAGGTTACTGAAAGTATGTATGGTACACGTAAAAGATTAAATGGTGCGTGGCTCGTTAAACCGATTGGGATTTTTATCCTATCACTTATCATTGCCGCAGTTCAACCATTTGCAATTGAGAAGATTGATGCCGGAAACAAAGGGTTGAAAATCAATTTGGTTGGAAATCAGAGAGGTGTTGCAAGTTACCAATATAAAACAGGTTGGGTTATGTATAACGCTTGGACTGAACAAGTATTGGAGTTTCCAATTTACCAACAACATATTGAATATGATGACCAGAGTGTAATCTTAAAAGGTGGATTCTCGGCAACCATTAAACCAACATTTAATTATTCATTACGTGAAGATGCGATTGGTGATATGTTTGTGAACTTGAGACGACCAATTGCCGATGTGGAACATGGATGGTTAAAGAACGCAATTATTGGTGCCGTTAATGACGTATCTAATACCTGGGAAGTGGATAGTATCTTTAATCACCGACAAGCCTTTGAAGCTGCCATCGTTGCCGAATGTAATTTGAGATTATCAAAGTGGTTTAATGTATCACAATTAAGAACAAATATTACACCACCAGAAGCACTACAAGAATCAATCATATCAAAGACAAAAGCAATCCAACAAGCCGAGGCTTCTCGTCAACAAGCAATTGCGGCAAAAGCCGATGGTGAAAGAAAGGTAGCCGTTGCAAGGGCCGATAGTGCTGAGACGGTAATTAATGCCGCAGCAAAAGCGAAAGCAATGGAACTTACACAACAAAAATTAACACCTTTGTATGTTGAGTTTAAAAAAGTTGAAAAATGGAATGGGGTTTTGCCTACAACAGTTACAAGTGGTTCTGGAACATTTTTAAATATTAAATAAGATGATAAGAAATTTTGGAACAGTATATTTTGTAATTATTTTAAGTGGTTTAATATACGGTGGAATTATGTATATGGCGTTTAATAAAAACAATACGTGTGATAAATTAGTAAGGTTTAATGACGGGACACAAATTGAGGTTAAAGATGTTAGTTCAGATGATAACGGAATGACAGTGATTAAAACCTGTACCGACGATATTTTAAGGACACCGACACTTAATATAAAAATGGTTGAAGAACTAAATAAATAAAATTAAATCCCCATCTTAGTAGTGGGGATTTGTTTTTTTAAAATAATATTATTAATTTTGGGGTTATGAAAGGAAGATTAATAAAAACGGATGTAAATTATATTCTTGAAGATGATAAAGGGGTTGTTATTGCATCAACATCTTTAAAGAAAGAAGGATTATCGTTATCACTCAAAAACTGTCAAGCAATTGAGAAAGGATATGATTTGGATGAGTTGGCTAAAATAGAATATCCTATTTGTGAAGTATGGAATGATGAAGAAGCACTTATTAGAGAACTTGCTTTTAAAAAAGGCTTCCAAAAAGCACTTGAGTTGATGGGTCATAAGATGTTTAGTGAGGAACAATTAAGAGAAGCGTTTTTCCATGTACAAAATGAACCCACTTTTGATGTTTTTAAACAATCACTACAACAAACTGAATGGGATGTTGAGATTGAGACTGTTCCGGCACTTTCAAATAATGGTAATGTTTATTATGGTGATATTCCAAAACTTGATGAAGATGGTTGTTTAATTTTAAAAAGAATATAAAAATGGATAAAAGAAGTACACACTACGGAGACGTAGCAAAATGGATAGAAAAGGTAATTGACTCTTGTGAGACATACCAACAGACATTTGCCGTTAAAACATTAATTAGTAATTTTAGAAAACAACTAATGAGAACTACACCTAACAAATATTGGAGAGATTATCAGTATAGTGTTATTTGGCCACTTGAAGCAAGGGTAACATCTAAAAGGCAGTCATTTATAAATAAGATTGAGGAATAATGGAAAACAGAAAATACCCAGTAGGTGGATTTGCACCTGGAAACTATATGTGTGAGTGTGTCACCTGTAAACACGATTTCTTAGGTGATAAATTAGCAGTACAATGCGAAACTTGTGCTATTGAAATGGTTAAAACAAAAATTGAGGTTGCCGAAAATGGTGGTATTGAAATAGTACATGACTATTTACCGGGGTTTATAGAACAATTTGGTGACGGACCTCTTGGTGAACTAGACCCAAATGAATGGACCGCACTTGATTTTTTGGAATGGTTAAAAATTAATAATTTTAAAATAATAAAAGATGTCAGATAATTTTAAAACAAAAAAGTGGATTGAAAAAGTAATTAAATCCTGTCAAAATTGGGAACAACTAACAACTTGTGAAAAACTGATATCCAATTTCAAAAACCAAATGATTAACAAAGGTTACGACAATATGTTGGCCTTACCATTCATATCGGATTTGGATTATAAAGTTAAATTAAAAAGAAACGAACTTATTGAATCAAAAAACTTGATTTTAAACAATTAAAAATGATTGACAACCTTGAACTTATTAAACCTTTATTAAATTTCTCAGAACCCGGAGATTTCTATTACTGTCTTATTTTAAAAAGAAAGAAAGATCAACCAGAAGGAGAACGAGATAATCACCAATCAGTAAGAACAATTAAAACTTATTGTATTGAATCCGTTGAATATCTTGAAAAACGTTATGAAGAAATCAAACAACTTTGTGAGTTTTTTAAAGCCAGAGCTTATGTTCAGGTTCAAAAACAAAACCACAAAGATGTGTCATTAAATATGATGGTCGCATTAGCTCAGAGAATTCAGGACGGAAGTCATAAACAAGATGGTTTGTTTAGTTCGGTTGTTGGACAAATAAAAACACACGAAAAAAGGTGGGTAATTGATATTGATGAAAAAACTCCGGAATTGGTTAATCAAGTTATTGATTTCATTGATTCACTTGAACCGGTTGGTCCCAAAATTGAAACGTGTTTACCAACCAAAGATGGTTATCATCTTATAACCAAAAGGTTTGACAACAAAACGTTTGGTGAGAAATATCCAGAAATTACAGTACAAAAAAAGAACCCAACTTTACTTTTTTTACCAAAATCACTAAATTAAAAATTATGAATAATATGTTTGATCCCAATACGTTAAAGAACCTTCAACAGATGATGAATGGTTTAACAAACTTTACACAACAACCGGCAATTGATTTTAAAACAATCAAAAAATTAATCCTAATAGTTGTGTTATCATTATTTTTATCCGGATTTGGTGTTGGTTTATTAATTGGGTTATTATTTTAATATTATGTTGAAATTATTATTAATTGGTTGGACTATTAGTTCATTATTTGTTATTAATTTAACAATCCAATATTTTTACGACGAATATAAAAACAGAAAAAAATAGATATGACAGAATACATCCATTACCCTTTACCGGGAGAAAAGTACCAACACTATAAAGGAGGTACATATGAGGTGATTTGTTTGGCAAATCACACAGATAATAATGAAGCATTGGTAATTTACAAATCATTATCTTTTGGTAGTACACACGCTAGACCATTAAAAGAGTGGATTGAAATTATTGGAAATGAAAAAGCGGGAACAACGTACCCATTACCAAGATTTACAAAAATATGAAAAAAGTAATTTACTACAGTTTAAGAGGTTTGTCGTTGGTTTTGGCAATTCCTTCGTTGGTTATCGGATTACCGGCCTTTATGGTAATGTTGGTTGCCGATTATATTGAAGATCCATATAATATGTCCGAAGATGTTAAAGAGAATTAATAGATGGTTTGAACTCAACTGGGGTTGGTTCTTCATCAACGGTAGGAAACAAGCCGAATGGGCTGATTATTTAAGAAACAAATGTAAAAAATAAAAAATGAAAAAAATAATTTTAAGTTTAGCACTTTTGTGTGGTAAAACAAGTTTCGCACAATTAGATTACGTCAAGAATTTCAAAAAAAATGAATATGGACTTTATGAGTTGAGTTTCAAAGATCCTATCCAGGCTATACATGAATACAATAATGTTCTAGATAAAAATGGTTCCGACACGCTTAACGTTGTTTATAATATAACTAAAAACCCAATTGATTTTGGTTTTTTTAGTAACGACCCAAATAGTGATAACATTATCGTTAGTATATTTTTAAGAGAAAATAACAAATACAAAATAATGTTTGGTGAAATTGACGGAACTATTGATAAGTATTTTTTTGAAGTAATTGACCAAAATGGTGTTATTACTGATTTATATTATAGGACACATAAAAAATAAAATATGAAAAAAATAATTTTAACAGTTGCGTTATTTTGTACTACAACCATAAATGGTCAAGTGAAACATTTAGATGGTTTTGAAAAAACAAAATTAGGTCACATCAGAACTGTATTTACAGAAGATGAGGCCATTAAAACATTCAGTTATGTGATGGATATGAATGGAATTGACACTGTACAATCTAAATACACAAGAGGAGACAATCCGGTAGCGTTTAGTTTTTTTAAAACGGATGAAAAATCAAAGAAAGTTAATGTTGCCGCAATCATTCACTATGATGGTGTTTATGATGTTTTATTTATGACCATCAAAGACCAAAATACAGTTTTATTTAATGTTAAAGATAAGAATGGTGAAATAATTGAATTAATATACGAAAAACCAGAATAATGAAAAAAATTGAAGTTAATTTAGGAATTGGGATGAATATGTTTTTTCCTGAACCAGTGGTAATTGAAATACCAGATAATGGAATCTTTGTTGAAGAACTTGTAAAGTCATATCAAAAATATCTTGAGTTTTGTAAAACTCTGGAACAACCAAATTATGATTACTTGGTTGACGACCCAAAGGAAAATAAAGTAAGAGAATTTACATTGGAAGAGTTTGTTAATGTTTGGGAAAGTAATGACGAGTTCCAAGGAAAGTTTAATTAATTTGTAAATTCAAAAAATGATTATTATATTTGTAAAAAAATAATCATATGAAAAAAATATTAATCTTCAGTTTAATTTTAACATCTTGTAAAACTCAAGATATTGTTCAGTACGAAAAAAACAAATCAGTAGTCGTGAGTTGGGAAACCAATAGTCAAACTTTTGATGTTTATAGATCTGATTCGTTGGTAGTACAGAAAATACCTTGTGATGGCATCAATCAATTAACCTTACATAATTATGACCAAGGTGACTATAAATTCATTTTCAAAAATGATGGTGTTGTTACTGAAGAAAAACTAATTAAAATTGTTGATAAAAAATAATATGGAAATAGAAAAATTTGAAGAAGCAAAAAAAATCAAGGAAGAACTTGATAGGTTTGAAATACAAAAACGTAAATTGGAAGAAGCTTTTAAATCTTGTTCTTTGGGTGTGACAATTGGTTATTCATATGGTGGAACCTTCCCAAGAAAAGGTGAGGTAAGTCTTTATAATAAAGACGCAATTAAAGAAATGATTTGTAGAGAACTACGAAGTTTAGAAGAGCAAATTGATTTAGTAAAAGAAGAATTTGAAAAATTATAGTATG